ATTTTGTAGTTACCAACCTGACGAGTTAGTAGAAGTTGTAGAAACGCATTCTGTGTAGCAGGTGGTGCTGTTGGTAGTTCATCAATCATGAACAAGCCACGAGGGCCATGCGTTTCTTCGGTAGGAAAAATATCGGGTGGTGCCCATGATGTCATCGCACCATATTTTTCATTGTCAACGATTCGCGGTATACCACGAACATCGACAGGGTCGAATAGATTGGCACGAAAATCTAGTAACGGCACATTGAGATCATCAGCCACTTGCTGTGGAATCTCTGATTTACCGATACCGGGTCCGCCCCATATCATTGTGTTAAGTCCAATACGCATGTTATCGCGTATCTCCTGTTTAAGATCCGTTGCTGTAACGGTCTGCATTGTTGTTGTATCTGACATGATTTACTCCTCTTATCAAATAGTTATATTTCAATGGGTTCAATGTCACGAACTTTGACTTGGTCATTTCGTATCATTTCACCCAACCTTTCAATTGCAAGCTTTTTGTAATCAACTTGTTCATCTACTGGAAATGGAGCATTGAACTCCACCACAATAGTATTATGTGAAAAAGCATCTACAAATGTAGCTCGAAATAATCTTGTAGCCATGTGGCCTCCTAATTTGTTAAATACACCTAAAAAGCTGGGATACATTTTTTGTATAAATTTCATAGTTTTGACTTGTTTGTACAGAACTGATTAGCGGGGGTGCAAATCTCAGATTTGCACCGAGCGACGTAGCTCTGGATATTTGTAGGACTTGCTGAGTAAGGCGGATACGCCCCACGCCGGGGCGTATCGCCGAACGCACACACTTTACTTATGGACACGTGCGAAGGTACAAATCGCCGTAGGCGGGCCGACGGCACGCACGCAGTGCGGTGCCTAAAGGCGGCCGGAGGCGTGTTTGTACGAGCACAATTTCCATAATAAAAAAATTTAAAAATATATAGGAGCTAGGACTAGCGTTGTATTAGGGAGATAACTAGTCCTAGCTGTATTAAGGTAGGAAAATATATGAAAAACCTACCACCAAGAAGAGTAATAAACTTCTTTACCCTCTTCTAACCATTTTAAAGCTTGGTCACAAAACTTTAAATCTTGTTCTTTGTATTGCTTCATAGCATCTTCTTGAAACTGATGTCCCCAGAACATACCATCAGCACAAAAAGGTAATTCGCCTTTTTCTACCAAGTCACGAATGATTTGTATATCCGTTACATCTAATTGCACATTCTCACAATTAAACTCAGGTAGTACTGTGCCAATAGCTGAAGTTAAACCACGATAAAGAAAAGCACGGTCTTCTTGGTCTTCTGGAACGTAAAGTTTATTACCTTTAATAGTGACACGAACTCCTTTTTCATCAGCAGGCACAGGCGTACCTTCAAACTTTTTACAGAACCAAATAGTTTGCATAAGATTGTGCAATCTGGAATGTTTACGCCAATCAAACTCACTATTAAACTCTAGTGACTCTTCTTTGATAGGCACTACATTGCCTTCTGCTTTTGGTTGTGGATCAGCCCAACCAGCTACCATATCTAATCCCATTACACTCTCTCATGTTTTGTACGTGATTCACCGTCCAATTGATATACCACTTGTTGGCACACAATTTTACCGTTCACGGAAGTTGATGAAATAACCTTACGGTTTCCTAGTTTTTTGCCCTTGTGCAAGGGTCTTGGTAAATTACTACGATGTTGCATATCTTCTCCTATATTAATTAATGCGAAGTCTAAGTAGTCATGAAAAGGTTTATTTTAAACCTATTCGGCTCCATACTTAGACTTCGACTTTAATGGATTGTGAGCCGAATTCTGTGCCTACGCTGAGGGGTTGTTTAGCTAAAACCGCATCAACCAGCGTCCACGTGGTGCGTATAACAGCGTAGGACTTTAAATTCTGTGCCTATCGCAACTTAGTAGGTATAACCGTTGCAAGTTATCTAGATAACAATCTAAATTACGATAGGACTTTGTATGCTTACGCGTCGTTTACGATGCTTTGCATGTGAGCGACAGTCTCTTCATTAAGCTGTCTTCTAGTTCTACCAGAAGTATCAGCTTGTTTCTTGAAGTTGTACTCAGCAAGTCTTTGCTGTCTGTCTTTCACTTGAGCTTCAACTCTGTCTCTTTGAATAGAGACGTTCTTGAGATTACCAAACTCTTGGTCAACAGCAATCAAAGCGTCGGTCAATAACCTTGCCTTACGACCAAGGTCAAACATCTTCGCTTCACGCTCGTATACCCAGTCAGGTAAATCGTCCTGAGATGCGAGGTTTTGCATAGTGTCGAAGTACTCATAAGTAATGCTTGCAAACTCAGACCATGTCTTAGTACAACGACCAAGCAATGATAAGCCAGTTGTCTCTGGGTCAACACCGAGCTCAACTCTAGTGCCATCAATGATACGCTGACAATGCTCTTGGTACTTTGCTTGTTGGTCTTCAACAGTCATTACTTCACCGTTAGGTAATTTAATTTCTTTGAAGGTCATTGAAGTACCAAACTTCTTGTCAAAGATATCCATAATAGCTTGCACTACTTCAAGTTTGAAGGTTGGTTGACCATGGTCGGTCAATGCAAACTTACGATGCCACCAATCGGCGATAGATATACTAGCTTTAACAGCACGCCTTTCAACACCTTCAGGGTCTCTGTTAGTGTCTTCAGTATCGTCATTCAAACTAGACTCGTTTTTTGGCAAAAGCTCTTTAGTCTCTTGCTCACTTGGGTCAAAATGTTCACTCATATTTTTTACTCCTAATATATAAAGTGATTAATAAAACGCATTTACTTACGCAAACGCACCTATTCAGCTGGCTCATAAATTTGAACCAGCTTGAATTCTTTGTAACTGCTCGGGTTTATACTTCCTATAAGGACTTACTACTTTGCCATAGAGCTCTGGCTCATATACTAGGAATTGACTTCCTATAATCTTAACGATTGTGCCATAGATACATTGCCCTTTGACTTGCACATCGTCGCCGATGCACAAGCCAGTTCTTTTCATAAGTTCTTTACTAAAGTTAAACTCCGCTCGAAGTTCAGGTGATAAAGCCATGTTATCCTCCCTAGTAATCATTAGCCAACAAGTAAGCCCTTCTCTCAGCTTCCTCGTAGGTTAATCCTTCTACATCCATAACTGTGTAGATTTCAGCTTGGTGTTCTTTACACCAGTTATCAAATTTGGAAGGGTTAACCAACCGTGTGGTATCTTCCATTGGGTCGTACATATCAACCCATTGCATTACATTTTCAGGTATTGCCATTGTTTACTCCTATAAATTTATTACTTAATCGATGAGTTTCATCAGGTAAGAGCTCCGACAGGGGCTCTTCTTGAATATACAGTTCATCCACGTCCTTCAATTGGGAAAGATAAATACCAGCTTGACGCAAACAGCTAGGGAAAGTATATCTCCAGATACTGTGATCCTGTAGATGGGTGAACTCCACACCATCTTCAATATACTTAACAAACTTGTGTCGCATACTGGCATTGTTCGGGCTCATAAAACTCAAGACAATAAAGTTAGTCATGAGCGCTACATTCCAGTTATTGTCGGTACGAGGGGACTTCTTACCAACAAACTTAGAGCCCGATTGCCATGGACGGCTGTACACTCTTCTGTCGTACTCTCCCGATTTCCAAGTCTGGTACGCGTGCTCAACGCTCACGTACCATTTACTTTTGAACATGAATGGTCGGTAACAAAGATTACTCAACCACTCATGTTCACGGGAGGAATACCAAATATTAATCGTTTTCATCATACCACTCCACATTGTTGACAGTTTCATGCCATTTCTTACGAGCATTCCTAAACTGCCACATGCTCATCTCAAACACTTCAACGTAAACGCTAAGTGCACCTAATACGAAGCCAACGACAGCTCCTAATAACAAACCAAATAACATACTCATAATTACACTCCATACCATTCGTTACGTATTTCATTAATGACCTCATCGTTGTTTTGACAATAAGGACACAAATGTACTGATGATTCTTCAGGTCCACCTGTCTTACCAACGTAAAACCAAGTTTCAGTCAAATCATCTAACTCTCCGCAGGCTTCACACTCTGCGTACATAGTCTTATCAACTTTCTCCTCAATTGGTACGATCTTGCCAAGTGTTCTCAAAGAAACACCAAGCATGTGATTCCAACCAACAAATGCTCCTAACCCAAAAGCTAGGACCACTGATACAATGTATATAAACATTTCCATAGATTCCTCCATCTATATTTTTATTAATTACATAAAACTTCATCAGGAAACTCGGCCGAAGGCCGAATTATCACCTTCGCGGTACACCCCGGTACACCGCAAAGCCTTATGTTTATTGAGCTTTCACTAAAGGGTGTACCAGCACAATTCCCATGCCGGTACACCGGAAAGCCTTGCGTTAGCTGCGATACGTGGCAGGTGTACCATTTGTACCGGTTATTTAACAAATCGAACAACGATTCTATAACTACGGTCCACGGTCCATTTCTAAAGCTAACGCAAATCCTGTGGTACACCCGGTACACTTTGTGCTTTCTCGGACGAAAGCCAACAGGTTTAGGGGTTGCAGGTGTACCGCACATGGTGTTTGTACGTGGTACAAAGGTGGTACACCCGGTACACCTTGGTCCGTCGTCCGCAGTCCTAGGACGCACACCAACGGTCCTTAAACGCTCCATCACTAACGTGATGATAGTAATGATTGAGGCTGATGATAGTAATTGTGCACACATTGATCCCTCCGGTTGCCGTTTTTAAAAAATAAAAAAAGGAGAGCCCCGAAGGACTCTCCAGTTTGGGTTACTCAGGCTTCTTGCCTTCAGCTTCTTGAACTGCGGTATCCCATTTCTTTCCGAGATGGACTACCGTTTTCTTGAAACCTACTTTGCCTTTAGCTAGGATTTTTAAAGTTCCATTACCGAGGTCGGAAGCCAGCTGTTTGCCGGCTCCCTTATAGACTTCATACCTACTCATCAGATGCACCTTCAGAGTTTACAGCCCTACGACCGCGTTGAGGTGTGGTACTAGACTTTTTGTTAATCAATGGATTACCATCCTTATCATTAAGCCTGATGTAAAAACTTCGAGTCGTGCCGAGTTCAGCATTAAAACAACGAATTGACAGTGCGTCGTTAGCTTTAGTACTACCTACTGAGACGAAGTCCGTACCTTTGATAATGGATACTTCTTCGTTCTGCATATTCTTGTAAGTTATGCGACATTGGAATCTCTCCATTTTATCAAGTGGTACATATGCGTCGGGGTTAGCCTTAAGCATGTTGTCCAAAGTTTCTTTCATTCCTTCAACAACTAGTGCTAAAGGGGCCTGTGATAATTTAATATCATTACTCATAATATACTCCCGTATAGTTTAGTTATTCAGCTAGCCAATCCAGCTGATTCATAAGTTCCATCAGGGAAATTCGCCAAGGGCGGATTTACCAACAAGGTTCCAATAGGTAAAAAATCAGAAACAAGGTTCCAAATGCAAATCAGGGACGGGGTGGGTCAGGTCATGATAGTAAGGGTCCCTGCATGAGCAATATAGAAAAAAATTTTACCAAAAAAATTTTCTAGCAAAAATTTGTGCTACAGTGGGCAAGCATGAGTACGAGGAAATGTACTTCTTGCAAAAAGGAGCTGTCCCTAGAGGAATTTAAAACCTCAAATGATCGTGGACAAGTCCACTCAAAAAAATGTAAAGCTTGTAGTTATGCAGTGCGACGAAAGAATGCTAGCGCAACACCCCAAAATTATTTGACTCGTTTATTTGGCCAACTTAAACACGCGAGAACTAAAAAAGAAAAATCTAAAGTTGTTTGGGATATTGAATTAGAAGATGTTTTAGAGTTATGGGATAAACAAAAAGGTAAGTGTGCATTGACCGGTCTGTTTATGACGTACCATAAAGATGGTAGTGGTAATAGAGGTTTAAATGCTTCTATTGATCGAATAGATCCAGATATTGAGTATTTAGTCACCAATATTCAGCTAGTTTGTAGCAGAGCAAATACGATGAAACACACATTAAAAGAAGATGAGCTTTATTGGTGGGCTAAAAATATAGTAGAATCCAAAGAAAATGACTGATAAAGACCAAAATTTTGAACAAGAAAGGGCCGAGCTTCAGTCTCATTATCCTTATGTCGACGTCAAGCTTAATGAATTAAGTGTCCAAGAAGAGCGCTTAATTCTTTTTCATCTCCGTGGCATGTCGAAAGCTGCAGCGGGACGCGCAGCTGGATATAGGGATAATGAGCATGTTTATAAAGTATTTAAGAAACCAGCAGTACAAAAGATGGTTGCTAAGATGCGCGAAGAGTTCAAAGAAGAAATTAAGTTTGATAAACAAACAGCGACAAGCATGTACTTGGAAGCGCACCGTAAATCTGCAACAGCGACAGAAGAGAAAGTTATCACCGATTCATTGTGTAAGCTCCACGGTCTATTTGCTCCAGAGCATGCTACACAAATCAATATCAATCTGGATAGAACTGTAGAACAACTAGAAAAACTACCAGATGCTGAATTACTTAAGATAGCGGGAACTGATAACCAATATCTCATGCCTAAAAAGGATGGAAATAAAAAAGATTGAATGCGTAACGTGTAAAGCGTTACATCCAGATACACTG